CTAGATCGACGGAGCCCGAGATGTTTGGGCCCTTTGTGGGGATGATCTTTTCTGTGGCCGCCAAACACAAAGATCCTAGCCCGGACAAGTCGTTTTTCCGCGTGGAGACTGTGGTCGACGAGGATACACTCGAGCACTTTTATCGCGACGAGATGATTCCCTACGCCACCGAGTTTTACCGCAGGCTGTTTACCCCTGAGGTTCGAAACGACATTACCAAGTGGCCAAAAAATCATGAGTCATGCGTGGGGCGCTATGGGTGCTGTCACTATTTTGACCTGTGCGATGTGGGCGGTTCGTCTGTCATGGAGGCCATGTTCAAGCAAGACCCCGGGCGCCAGCTGACGCTGGAGAAATTATGGGAGCCGCCAGCCGAAGTCAAACGCGCCTCCAAGGTAGTCGACTCACGCACCGTTCAAGCCGAAAGTGCGCGCAAGGCCAAGGCGGACCACAAAAAGCGCATCACCATTTTGGTGCTTGACGCCTTTAGCGCCGCGGCCTGCTCGATGGAGCTGTTTCAGCCTAAGGTCTACATGGTCGTCGGGCACACCCAGAAAAGCGTGGCGGACAAACTGGCCTTAAACCTATCGCGAGCCTGGCCTGTGGGCAGCAAGTTCGAGTTCGGCCCGGACGCCGAAAACAACTACTTTGACATGGAGATCACGGAAAAGGGGCTAAGCTGGACGCTCAAAGAAGTAGCGGAGGATGACGTCGGCTCTGAGGCAGATCCGAACAAGAGCGCAGAGACAGCAGCGGAGGCTAAGCCGTCAAAGGCGGCCAAGGCGTCCAAGCCGCTGTCTGGGACGCTCAGCTACAGACAGCTCGCCGCTCGCATTAATCGCGACTGGTGGGACACCGAAAAGCAGCCCCCCGTAAAGCAGTAGTCAGATCGAATAAACGCGTCTTTGCTTAAGCACATTGGGGCCTGCACGTCAGGCTCAGGCGCAAGACGTGCGTCTAATTTTTGGAGAATCATATGGCGCAGCAAGACATTTATGCGTACTTGGAATCACTAAACCCCCATCAACTGTCTGCTGTAAATATCGGCAGCGGACTGTCGTGTGTGCTGGGAAATCCAGGGTCCGGAAAAACGCGGACCATCATCGGCCGCATTGCGCGGCTGGTTGCCGATGGATTCGACCCAGACTTTATACTGGCCATGACCTTCACCCGAGCCGCAGCCAATCAGATGACTGAGCGGCTGGCCGCATTGGGTATCCAAGGCTGCCGGGTGGGCACCATCCATTCGCTCAGCCGGCAGATTGTGGCCACCGAGACAGATCTGTTTTCGCATGGCCACTTCGACGACAAGGGGCGTTTGCTTTTGGAGCTGAAAAAGATCATTACCGGCATGCGACGCTCCGGGCAGCTGAGAGACTACGATGTGGACTTAGAAGGCGTTGTGCGTTTCATCGAGGCCTGCAAAGCCAGCGGGCTGTGCTACGTGCACACAGACCCATTTGGCCTGAATATCCGCGCAGAAGCGGCCATCAAAAAGCGGGCGGCCAAGTGGTGGGCCAAAGCAGGCATGGAGCCGGAACATTTGCTATCAGTCTACCTGGCACTCGAGCGCAGTCGGGGCACAGCGGGCCTTTATGATTTTGATGACATGCAGCTATGGGCCTGGCTGACCCTATTGGGGAACGTCGAAGCGCGCCAGCGCTGGCGAAAACGGTGGGCCGTTGTCATCATCGACGAGGCGCAGGACTCGACGCCAGTGCAGTGGGACCTGGCGCGCTTTTTGGTGGGAATGGAATCGTGTATCCCAGACGTGACGTCTCTGCCAGAGCCACCCGCCCGAGATGATATGCACCACTCGCTGATGGCTGCTGGCCAACCTGAGCAGTGTTTAGATCTGAGTACGCCCATCAACGTGATGGACGACTCGGGAAGTTGGCAGCAAGTAGCCATTCGAGATGTACAAGCCGGCATGCACGTCGGCGCGTGCGTCAAGGGGGTGATGCAACCGGCTCTGGTGCTCAATGCCAAGACGGTCATTCGCAAATACCATGCAACTGTTAATTTGCCGGATGAACAAAGTATAACAGGCACGGTAGATCATTTATTATTTGCCACAGTGCCGGACGTATCCAGAGCGTTTTATTCGGCGCTTGTGCGCATCGATGGGGAAAAGTGGAAGCTGGCCGTCATTGAGCCTGGCCAGCCCTTTACGCCCATTTTGCCTGCGGGCGAAAGCATCCGAGATGTGTGGCTGCTCAATGCTTATGCTACCCGAAGTCAAGCGCAGTTTGAGATTGAGCAGTACGAGGGCGCTGTGCTCGAATCAATCCTTATCGCGGGAGGCATTAACATCCGAAGGCCACTATTGCGCACCGTGTCTGGCGCGCTGCAGGAGATTGTCATCAAGGTCTGCATCGGCGGATTTAATGAGAGGCAACACGAAAGTAGTGTGTCTGTAGTATCCCCACTGTTAACCGGGGAAATTGCTGAGAGTATCAAAGACGTGGTGCAGGTGCGCTCTTCGCTGTCGCGAGGGTCTGTGGTTGGCCGTGTGCTCGAGTACTTGGAGTCTGGCGCTGGCGCCTACAGCATCGCATTAAAACTTGTACGCAGGCTGTCTGTACGCCTGGAAGACTATCGCATCCGCGTCGAAACGATGCTCGATGGCGCAGAGGGATGCCGTGCTATTCCTATGGGCCACTTGGTTCCGGCCATGCTCGTTTACACAGCAGGTGAGGGACCCAGCCGTTTGCGACCCGTCGTCAAGCTTACCCGGTTTAGTGGCAACAAGGCCATGCGCGATTTGGAAATCAGCATGGCAACAAACTTTTTTGCGGCAGGCGTTGCGTCGCACAATTCCATTTATGCCTGGCGTGCTGCAGACCCTAAGATATTTGTGGAGTACGCTAAAGACTCAGGCGTACAGACCATATCGTTGCCGCTGAACTATCGATCGAACAAGACCATCTGCGATTTTGGCTCAGCCCTTATAGCCGGAAAGCCCTGGGCCCTGACTGGGCACATCATTCCAGCAATAGAATCCGTGCCGCCACAAGACGCAGTTTGCATCAACGTGTACAAGACGGCTGAAGAGGAGGCCGAAGACATCGTCAATCAGTGCCTGACGCGGGCTGCCGATGGCTCCGGGCTGCGTTCGTGCGTTGTGCTATCGCGACTACGCGTTGCTTTAGATTTGGCTGAAGTCGCGTGCATTGCCAAGCGCATTAAGTACATCAAGATGGCCTCGGGATCGATTTTCGATTCGAGGGAAGTCAAAGACATCTTAGGCTACTTGCGCGTTGCGGCTGGACTCGACCCAGAAGGCAAGTGGCTGTATCACATCATCAACAGGCCATTTCGCTACATCTCAAAGATGTTTTTGACTCAGTGCTCATCTGACGCCAACGCGATGAATATTTCACTGCTCGACGCCATAAAGCACAACGAGCGCGAGTTGAACCACAAGCAGCGCCGATCGATACGTGACCTGTATGCTCTACTGGTCAAGCTTAATGAGATGGCCTGTGAGATTGCCCGAAGCCGGGCTGCCGGCCTTGGCGCGGCCAGCATGAGTGAGACCGACGCCAAGGCGATAACGCCCGCTGACATGGTCCTGTGCGTGCTAAAAGACACAGATTACGTCGCTGAGCTGCGGCGGGAAGAAGGCCTGCTATCGATGGACGAATCGAAGATCGCCATGCTGGCATTTTTGGCGCGCATGGCTGATATGTTTCGCGACGTCGGCGAGTTCTTAGAATACATTGACAGGCTGGCTGTCGCGGTCAAACAAGCAGCCAAAAGTGGGTTGAAAGTCGGCGAGGATAGCCGCGCAGACGCGTTGATCCTCAGTACCGTGCACAGGTTCAAGGGACTTCAAGCAGACCACATATTTTTGATGGACGTGGTTCAGGGTCATTTGCCGTGCGCCAAGTCTGATAATCCAGATGAGGAGCTTAGGCTGGCGTACGTAGCCGTCACACGGGCTAAGCACACCTGTACGTTGTCGTACTCCGTACAGAACAGTATAGCGGATGTCGACAATCTAGATCGCGTCGCGCAAAATCCTGACCGGTTGAAGGCGTACGAGTCGTCGATCATCACCCAGACGCGATCGTTTCTTAAAACGATGCCTCGTTCGCAGACTTCAAACTGTGGCAAATAGGCAGCACTTTTTCGCTGAAAACCTATTAGGCTAATAGGATAATAACCTATTTACTCCCCAAAACCCTACTTTTTTCGGAATCAAAGCGGAATTAAATACAGAGACTATGAAATCATTACCTAATCCTACGGAAGCAAATGAATTGTAAATTTTGATTTTGGTCAACCCGAGAGCCTCCTAAGTATGCATTTTTATAACTACTTTCAAATACGCTATTTACCACTTTTTAAAAAACCATATTCATATAGGTTATTAGTGATGGAGAGTAAATAGGTTATTAGGTTATTATGCTAATATCCTATTAGGTCCTAATAAGTCCTAATAGGCTATTGACATATTATAATCTATGAAGATAGTTAAGTCGCATCGGTCGCCTGAGCGCGCAGCGAAGGCGAAAGAGCGTGGTGCCTATACATGGGCTACGTGCTGGAGTGTTGTATGAGCGTGCTACTACCAGGAGGGCTGACGCCACCGAGATTGCATCTGCATGAAGCCACCCGGGCATGGGCCGCTTTGGTGCTTGCTGTGTCGTCCTACACGCGCGTTTCCCACATCGACCTGCTCAGACGCCAGGGCAGGTCTTACATGGCCCTGGCGAACGCCAGGAAGCTCCTGGTGTGGGCTTTCATTGAGGTGGCTGATACACCCGAGACTGTCAGCATGGCCTGGCTGGAGCAATGCATGGCGCTGGGTCGCCGGTCGATCCGCGACATCTTGCGCGATGAGCGCCCAGAAGGCCTCGAGGCGGTATTAACTTTGTACGCTGAACTTACAAACAGGCTGGGCAGCGATGAAATCATCGAAGCGGTGACCGCCGGCATGCTGGGCGAGCGCAGCCCAAAAGCCCGGCTGTGGCCCAAAGGGTTCATGCGCGGCCTGGGCCTTTCGGAGGAATAAAGACTATGCGATACGAACAGCTCGTTGTGGAAGCCCCAACAGAGGCGACAGCAATCCAAGAAGCTATCGACAAGGCCAAGGGGCACATCCCCGGTTGGCACGTGGTGGCGATGAGTCACTGCCAAAGGTGGCAAAGAAGCGCAAAAGTATCAGATACCATAACCATCATTATTTTGGAGAGGCTTGTCGGTCTGGGGGCAAGCAACCTGCCGTAGGAGAAAGCCGTGAGTGAAGGCAAAAGTAGATGCACAGGCGATTGCTGCAAGGCGTTTTATCTTAGTGTGCCGTATGATGCCATGTGGCGCAGTCGGCAAGCACAAGTGCGCCATGAAAAATATAACGTGCCGCTGCCTGAAAACTATGTTGAGTATGAAGACAACGCCGTCATTTTGTCCATGGTTAAATACTTAGGAGAATTCAAGATTAACCCCGTGTCTGGGCATGAATATGCTGGGCCAACGTCGCTGTACACTTGCAAGAACCTGGCAAAAAACGGCGACTGTAAGATATACGAGACGCGCCCCGCCATGTGCAGAGAGTTTCCGGACGGAAAGCCGTGTCCCTATCCTGGCTGCACGTGGCGCAAAGAAGACCAAGATGCCCAATTTGCTCAGGAGCAGCAAGAGCGCGAAAAGGCTCTCGACCAGGAGCGCGAAAAGTGGCTCGACCACTTGAAGGGCCCGGACGCGATGGAGCTTGAAGACGATGCAGATTAGCCTGCTGCGCGGATGCATCAAAACGTACTTTGGAGATCACGGCGCGGACGTTACGGCCAAGTCTGCCGAGGGCTTGTATAAACACCTGGCACCCACCTGGGATCTTGTCGGTAGGCACAAGCTAGGCAGCATGACCAATCTGCAATATCACGCGCGCTACTTAGCACTTTTGCGAAAAGCAGCGCTGTATAAAATTCCAGAGCATATTCATGCAAGCATTGAACAAAGGGGAGACCAGGACAGTCTGGTTTTGTTGTGCTATTGCTCACTTGATAAATTTTGCCACGTCGACTATTTAATTGATTGGCTGTGCGAGCAGTACCCACAGCTTTACACAGTGCACGATCATGCGATAAGCTCCGTGTTTGATGGCCTATTTGACTTTAGCTAGCCTCATATGATGACGATGCAGGATGCGCCCCATGGATATCCAAAAACGCAGGTATCGAAAGACACCGAGCGGGCAAAGCAGCGCAAGCGTTACGGCCGAATGGTCATTGCATTTTCAACAATGTCGGGCGTCATCACCAGCTTCGGCGCAGCGTGGCTGTCTTACAGCATTGTCGCGGAAGTATACACCAAGCGAGCGGCCATGACGGCTGCAATGATAGCAGCGACGGTAACCTCGGCTGTCATTTCATACGGACTGGCGCGCTATTACGAGCCGAAGTAGACTAAGGAGGAGATGGTGAGTGTACCTTGCGGCGTAGCCGTTTTCATCGTACAGCTGGACAACGGGGCTGTTGGCTGCATTGAGCATATGGATATCATTGCTAGATCAGACATTAAAATACTTTTAGGCCTGCGCTGCGGCGCTCACGGGGCTGGCACCTGGGCGCTTCCTGGAGGCCGCATCGAACCCGGAGAAGACCCCGTAGATACCGCCAACCGTGAAGTGTATGAAGAGACGGGCTTGATCGTGACGTCTGATATGTTCACGCCTCTGCCGTACAACAGCACGCTCATCGATGGCGCAGACCCCTGGGTAACCTTGTTTTTTATGGCGGTTGTCACCAATCAAATTCCGATCGTTAAAGAGCCCGATAAATGTGTTGCGCTGGACTGGTTTTCGTGGAATGCCTTTCCTAAACCGCTGTTTACACCGTTGCAGGAAGCCATTAAAACACTCGCCGATCGCACATAACTGGAGAGATTCATGCCTAAAATAGTGTTGGATAAAGAGACAGCCAGGCGCATTGTGCAGGACAACGAAGAAGGCTGGAAGCTACTTGCACATGAGATAATTGATCAAAGTCGATGGACTACGGCACACATGGCCGTTGTGCAACGAGAGTCCGACGGAAAAACGTTCAGGACTTATTACCAAGTGGGATCCACTGAATATCAGGACGAATCGCCATTTGAGTACACCGACGTCGAATTTATCGAGGTGGCGCCAAAAGAAACGGTGGTGACAGTTTACGAGCCGGTCGCGTGAGCCGTCACATACGCAAGGTTGATCGTTCATGTTTACAATAAGTGACATCCAACGAGCTCTTCCGGGATTGGCGCTTCGGTTAAACCTGCAATTCAGGTCAAGGATGTACAATCAGCCGACGCAGCGTCGCGCCATGGACTTGTGCATGGAGGCCTACGCCTTATTGCGAGAGTCTGGGTGTGACAAAACAGAGGCCGTAGCCTGCTTCGTCACGGTGGCCGACACGATAGAAGGGACGCTGTATCCGCCGCCCCTTCGAGGGACTTGCGTTGTGGTGGCGCCAGACCTGGAAAGATCTGCACCGGAGCAATCAACTACTTCGGAGCCCAGTCTCCGCAGTCCTGCGTAGGATTTACCTCAGGAAAAATCGGACCACCTTCGTAGGCCGCCGTGGCGGGAGCCTTTTTGTTACACGTCCCCCACTCGGAACTAGCTGATTTGAATCGCCCCCAATAGCATGTTTTGCACTGCTTGACGACAGGAGTTGCTTCTTCGAGCGCCCTAAAATCCTCTGTGGCGATGAGCGCTTCCATGCCCTCTTCGAATGCAATGGAGAAAGCGTGCAAAGCAGCACTATCGCATTCACCATCAAGGTATCTGCTTGACAGCAGCTCGATGCAATCCTTACGCAGCTTTTTGAATGCCTTGACGATATTAGAAAACCCAGGACTCTGTCGCCAAGCAGCCAACACTGGGCCTGACATAATCACGAATTCCAGCGCGTTTACCTTGACGTTCAGTTCTACTAAGTTCTGATCAGTCGCCATCAGACACCCCCCTCGGCACTGTCTTTGTCGGCGCTTTGCCCTTCTTCGCTCTGCAACAGGGGCGGGCTTGAATAACTATAGCTCACATGCGTTTCTATCTCGTACGCGTAATCGCACTTAGAGCACGCCACAGCGTGCGTGCCTTCTTCGTACTTCTCTTCGGCACTGTCGCAGTCCCACTGCGTAATGTCCTCAATGTGTCCGCAGCTCGGGCAGCGTATGTGCGAGTCGTGAAAGACCTCGCCGACTGTTGCCTCGAGACTTTTACATGAGTGGCACAAACGAGGCCCGCCAAGGGTGTCGCCGAAAGTGACGTAGGTTTGACACAGGCAGCATCGCTCGCCACAAGCGATCTCAGCCTCTCGGTACGCCTTCCAATTTATGCCGCCGTCTGGCAGTTTGTAATCATTAATCGAGGCCACTGGGCCACCTTCCTTCCGCCTGCGCCTTGGCAATCCAATCTGGACGAAACTCTTTAATCCACTGCCACGTATTTACCATGTGCTTTTTTCCGGTGAGCTCACAGGCCCAGGGGTCGTAGTCTTCGATGACTTTAGCAATAAACTCCTCTGAGGCTGCCAGCATACTGGATGATATCTGCGTAGCGTCTCCGCAGGGATCTCCGAATTCTTCGTCGAGGCGTTCTAACAGATCGAGCACGGGGCCTTGAGCATCGAAAGATTTCGGGTCTATTGTGAGGCGTTTATATTCATGAACGACAGTGGTGTCGAACATGTCTTTAAAGTCAAGCGAGTCTAAAAGGTCTTCAATCGCCTCGTCTGGGGTTTCGCAATGCAGATTTTCATCTTCGAGAAGACCCCAGAACACGTCGTTTTTACCCATCTTTAAAACCCTCCGGTAGCCGACAAAAACCTATGCGGCTCATCACTGTAATGAGCTTTTTGCACGTTACATCCGCGGCCTTTAGCGTCACGTCAACCTCTATTTTAGACGCATCGCCAAACCACCAAACATCTCCGTTGGGTTGAATCTGCGCAATGACGTCAAGCAGACTATCGCCAGTTGCAAGCAGCCATTCAAACTGGTAGCCGCCGGCTACTTCTGGAAAGATGACAGCCGGAGAAACCCGCGCGATGATGACAGCATCGGCCAACATCAGGGCCGTTTGCGCAGCGGCTTGGGTCATGGCCTCTCCTTGGCCATCGAGCCAACCGGCTTCAAGCCCCATCAGCTCCAACACGCGAAGGCGCATGCACGGACCGGGAATGGTCTGGGGCGTCTTAAAACTATACGAATCAGCCATGTTGGCTACTTTCTTTATAAGGCGAAGACAGAGAGTAGCACGCTGCGTGCGCGGATGCTAGCGCCTTGTGACACTCGCAACCTGTTTTCGGTTGACCCCAATAGCCGTGGGAGGCATAGTGCGCAAAAGGAAGTGAAGCGCATGACGTACAGAGATTTTATAAGTGCACTCGAGGACCTCGAGTGGACCTATGATGGCGACCCAAATGCCATAGAGTTTTGGGCGAGAGCGGGCCACGGGGCGTTTTTTGCCGTGACTGCCAAGGGGCTCATTGTCAGGAGCTGCACTGTAGACCCCTATTTCATTCACGCGATGCGCCACTGGGCCTATGACAAATATCACAGACTTCTTTTAGAAAAAGACGTCGATATCTTTGCAACAAACGAAGAATCATCAATAGGGGCAAGGTGCATCGCAGCCATTTTAAAGGATATAGGCATGTATCATGGATGAATCGGACTACTATCTCATCGAGCACGACGGCAATAGCTATCAAATAGAAAAAGCAGACAAGGCGACACTGCTCGATCGTTTAGATCATGGCTATTACGACAACCACGTCATCGTGAAGGACTTTGATACCAAGGTGAAAGCAGGAACCGTCAGTCTGTTGATCGTCAAAGGGGCGGCCGTCATGCCAGTAGCAGCGACGGTTGTCACCCGTTACACGGTGAAATGATTACTAAATTAACATGTTGCAAAACATTGTAACGCCCTATATACTAAAAGTCGGGAGGGGGGGTTGGTATGCTTATATGCTAATATGTTACCACTCTCTTGCTCCCGCCATGGAGGATTCAGCCATGTCCGACCCATTCTTTACAGGGAACGTAAACACGCACGAGGGCCTACGCGCCGGTCGCTTTTGGGTATCGGCTGAGATACTGCGCCTCGTTCTGGCTGAGGCCTCGGAGCCGGAAGGTCGCCCGTCTGTGTGGTTTGACCAGATGATGCACATGATAGGCAAGATGGTGATTGTATCGTCTAGCTATGACATGAGTCGCGATGTTTTTGAGTATCTGGCCGTCAGCTCCTTGTTTGCGCCTCTGACCAAGGGGGCCCAGGTTCCCCTCTACGAGATCACCATCACGCAGCACGAAGACGGCCAACTCATCATCTGCGCTGCTGTTAGAGCTGGCAGTAAGGAAGTGCACAAATGCCGCGAATTACACTGACCACTGGAGTCGTTGTCGAGGGTGAAGGCAAAGCGCTTTACGATACGCTGCGCGCGCTCGGCGTGCATCTTTTGGACGATGGCCGCCACTACGTATCGGAGTCCAAAGGCATCATCGTAATAAAAGACATGCCGACACCACATTTGCGCAACGCTATTTTCAAGCAGTATCGCGAATGGCTTGAAAGTGTTGCAACGAGTAAAGATAGCGATGCTGTGGTGCTGCACCACCTGGAGGCTGGGCCGCAGCATAAGACCATGCTGGGGCTTGTAGAGGAGTTCACAAAGCGGGTTCGGGGGAGCTAATGACTGAAGATAAAAAAATCGATGTGATGATTTCGTTCGACACGACGGGCAGCATGGCGCCGTGTTTGTCCGAGGTGCGCCGAAACGTGCGCGAGGTTGTCGGCCAGCTATTTGATAGCATTGCTGGCATACGCATTGGTGTGATCGCGCATGGCGATTATTGCGACGCACCCCGGACATTGGAAGTCCAGGACCTGTCGCGAAACCTGGCCACGATTCAAAAGTTTGTCTCGTCGGTCAAGCCGACAAATGGCGGGGACTGGGACGAGTGCTACGAGCTCGTGCTGCACCGGGCCCGCAGTTTAGATTGGCGCACGGATGCAGACGTCCGGGTGCTGATTCTGATCGGCGACGCAGCCCCGCACCGCAGGGGTTATATCTGGGGCGCCCAGGAATGTCTGTACGACTGGAAAGAGCAGTGCCGGCTGCTCAAAGACCGAGGCGTCGTGGTCTACGCCGTGCAGGCCATGGGGTCTGCGCGCCGCGCGAAAGAGCGGGCTTTTTATTGCCAGGTGGCCGAGCTGACCGGAGGAGTCAAGATCGACCTGCATCAGCTCTCGCACGTCCTGCAGCTCATCCCCGCTGTCTGCTACCAGCAGGTCGGCCCCGAGGCCTTCGGGCAGTACGAAGACCAGCTTCGCAAAGCGCCTGTGTTCAACCGGTCGCTCGCGGCGATGATTGACAGCGTTGCCGGAAGGACCAAGCCCACCCGATTCGCCGAAACGAAAACCGACCTGGCTCCTGTGGAGCCCGCGCGATTTCAGACCGTCCGGGTAGATGTGGATTGCACCATCAAGGCCTTTGTGGTGGACGAGATGGGCGTCTCGTTCAAGGCCGGGCGCGGGTTTTATCAACTGGTAAAGTCTGAAACCGTTCAAGAGCAAAAGGAAGTCATCCTTCGCGACAAGCGCACGGGGGACATGTGGAGTGGGCCAGAGGCGCGCCAGCTCATCCGGTTGCCCTACGGCGATCGGGCCAAGATCACGCCGCGCTCCTTGCCGGCAGATGTGATTGGCGCATACGACGTCTTTGTGCAATCCACAAGTTATAACCGCAAGTTAAAAGGAAAGACGGACTTTTTGTACGAGTCTAGCGAATGGGGCATCGCCTCGTAACGGCTTGCGTCTCGCCCACCCTGCCAGCAAATATGCTTCCATAGGATTTCATAATACTTACTTACACTTTTACTAATTTGTGTCATGTGCAATACTATGGCATTCTGAAAAATTAGAGAAAGCGCGCTCGGGTGATGCCGCAGATTGCCGTGATACACCGTGATGATTGGGAGGGCTGCGCTGGGCTGTGGGTGGCTCGACTGTATTACGACCACCGGGGGAAAGACTATCGCGTAAAGCCCTACCCTCTTCGGCCGCGAGACGCTTTCCCCTTAGGCATTCCTGCCGAGTACGACACCGTCATCATACTGAATCTCGCCTTTGACCTTCCCACCTTGCTCGAAGTCGAGCAGTTGACCCACTTGATTGTGTGCGGGCCAGGGCCGCGAGACAAGAAGCTGGCCTTTTGGCACAGCGCTGAGGGCCGCTCGAGCGCCCATGTGCTGTGGACCCTGCTCTTTACGGGCCCGTGCCCCATGCTTATTGACTATCTTGAGGATGTCGACCTAGACCGGCTGCTGCTGCCCGATGTCCGTGAGATCAACGTGGCGCTGCGCAGCTACAATCCGGAGCCCATCAGCTGTCAGCTTTTGGACAACCGGCTACAAACAGCCGAGGGCCGCGAAGAGCTGGCGGCAGAGGGCCGGGTCATCAACCGGTTCAAGCGGCGCTACATCGAGCTGGCTGTACGCGACGCGGTGCCCACCCTGATATCGGGCCGTGAGGGGCTGGCCACCAACCGGGCGGACTTCATCGATGACATCGGCCATAAGTTGGTTCGGCCGGGGGGTTTTGGCCTGGTATACTATCGCAGCCGCGAAAGTTGGAAATATCATTTGTTTTCTTCGGAGGGCTCGGTGGACGTGATGGACATCGCCGAGCCGCTCGGGGGGACCGGGTCGCCGCTTCGCGCGACGTTTTCGGCCTTGCACCCCCCGGTGCCTTCACCCGACCTGGACCACCTGCCCCGAGAGCGCAAAGAGACAGAGCGCCTCAAGCGCTGAAGTCTAGCCCTTGTGTTGGGGATCTGCCAACATGCACGACAGGCAGCGCTGGGGCCAGCCGGATTTGCGCTGAAGCTCCGTGGATGCCTCCCCGCGGGTGGACCCCATAAAGACGTTGGGAAACAGCAAGCAGACCGGATTGGCAAAACGCTTGTCTCGACAGTAGGGGCACGTTCTTCCGTTTTCAGCGATACAGGCCCTGTCGCCGCAATCAATCTCAATATGCAGCGTGCGTCTTGCGTCTGAGGACTTAGGATCTTGCGGTGGCGCCATGCTCTTTTAATTGTGAGCTAGCCAGGGTCCGGAAGTCAATTGAGGTGGATGTGCGATAGAACGCCCGACAGGACTCGAACCTGCAACATCCGTGCTGATTAAACACGGCGCGCTACCATTGCGCCACGGGCGTAAAGTGCCCCGCCAGAGGGTTCGAACCTCGGTCTTGCGCAAGCGCAAGGGCCCTCCATCAGGCCTCGGGGCGTAGATATCATCGCAGCAGCGGAAACGAGCTTACGTGCCGTTTTACCTCCTGTCTGGGGGCCGGCGCAAGTCCGATCGCCATCAGCTGGCCGCAATAGGGCGGGTCGGACTCAATAATGGCCCTATGCCGTATGCCGGCCGCAGTCAGCGTTTCGGACAATGTTTTTAATTTTTCTTGGGTCGCGGCCAGCACAACTGCATATGTACCCGGGCAAAGATTGCCTGGAGCACTTTCGCCAGCAGCATGTACAAGTTGCGCGGCCATAAGGCCACGAGGGAGATCAGATCTGACAATGACATAATGCGTTACTGGATTTGCCGCGTGGGGCTGACTGTCAATCGCGCATCTAATGCACCTTTTGGCTTTGGTTAGTGACTGATGCCTAAATGGTAAGCCTGCATAAGAGCTGCGTCAAGAAGCTGAAGGACAAAAAGAGGCTGGCAGCGGAAACAAAGTGGGAAGGCGTCCGCGTCAGATCTGACGGGAGAAAGAGGGCCCTGAGTTATCGCGCTCACTGAGATTTGATAAAGGTCTTAGATTGTTGGATGTTACGGGATACGCAGGCGGTCGTTTTTTTCGTTTTTTTGCGCAAAGGCTCCGGTCAGAACTGACGACCGCGTCGTTGACGATTGGTTTATTCACACAATTGTGGAGCCTACCGTGAATGGCGCTTATCCGATCCAGCCAGCTGGGGGCTTGCAGCCCTGCTCGCCCGGGAAGGCTGACGGGTTTTGCACGGCGGGGATCGGCTTGCGCGTGACATCGATGCCGCGCCGGTGCAGCTCTTCTCTGTCGGCGTAGCGAATCTCATGCACCTCCTTGGGTATGTTGGAGACCTTGTTGAACGCGGTGTTTGCTACTGGGTTTTGAATCTTTTGCCCGAACTCGGTGCCCAGAGATGGCGCCACCTCGGGCTGAGCCGCAACGGCACTTTCTGTGATCGTGTACCAGTCGCACGTTGTGCCAGAAGATGCCTGGGCCCCATGAAGAAAATCGGTGCTGCTTGAAAAGACGCACTCTTTCGACACGGGCGAATTGGCAATCGGGGACGTCCTGTACGAGCCGTTAGAGTGGAGATTGAAATCGGGAAGCCCCATTATATAGGCAGGCTCTTTGAGCTCCTCAAAAACGGCGCAGCCGATCACGCCAATGTTCGCCGATTGCCCTTTTTTAGCGGCGTAGCTTTTTGCTGCTTTGTGGAAGCGAAACCGGGCGGCCTCCAGGTCATTGAGCCGCCAGCCTGGGATCAATGCGGTCTGCCGCGGTTCAAGCACATAGCCTGACGAGTCGAAACTTGCCTGTTTCCCATCCATGATTGATAGCCCGTCAATACTGGCTACAACCAAGATGCGCTGCGTGTAGCTCTTGTTTCTGAGCTGCAGTGAAAACTCACTGCCCTTGCGGCCCTCAATCCAAAATTGGCCTTGGTGTAAATACTCTCTCAGGGTGCGGCCGTTGACCTGAACGGTCAGAGCCAAAAGGCTTTGTTCCATTGCTGTTTCCCTTCTGTTGGTCTTCTTGCCTGGCTCTGCGCCAGGACTTCTGCCAACAACGCGGTTATAGGGAAAATGCTACCTCAGATTGGCTCAACAGAAAAGAGCCTATTTATATAGCATATATACAGCAAACCACCCCCCCTCCCGGCTTTTAAAATATAGGGTATATAGGCTAACGTCAACATGAATGTGCATGCTATGGTACACAGGGGTCTGTACCGAGTCTGTACCGAGTCTGTATCGGGTCTGTATGGCGCAACTAGCTGGAGGCTGGCAATTGCTAAGACTGCAGATTACTTAGAAAACGTGTGCGCGATGAGCTGCTTTTCTCGGATCCACTGAGGTTCGTCCAGCGAATCGCAAAACCGGTCGAGCAAAATGCGCGCTACCGGCAGGCCCGGGGTCAGCTCGATGGACAGACAGCTGTCGAGCTCGGACGGCAGGCTGTGGGTCAGACGTAGATTGTCTAGAATGTCAGTGCAGAATTGACGGAATACGGGATCTCGCTGGATCTCCAGGCGGCAGTAGGCTACTTGACTCTGAACCGTTAGCACCGGGCGCTCCTTGCTGCTGCAACGATATGGCCAGCTCGATGGCCTCCGGAGCGTGGGGTTCCTTCGGATCGATCTGATAGGCCTGCAGCTCGTCTTCTAGATATTGTTCCTCCTGCTTTACCATATATTCCATTAGTTTAACAAGGTCTATCTTCTTGACAACACGCCATGCCGGAAATTGCCGGCGTCTGTTATCGCCGAAGGTGCGCTCAACTACAGCATCTTTTGCGATCTTACCTTCCGCCTCTAGCGATAGCAGGCACTCCGATATTTTCTCCTGTCGCGTCTGTAGCTTCTGCGCCAACATGGTGTCGGTCTGCGCATCGGTGGATTCGCACAGGGCAATATAGCAGCGGTATTTCCAGTATTCGAGAATCACCTGGCTGTGGTCGGTGCCTTGAATGAGCGAAAAGGTAATCTCGTTGAGCACGTCATCGTGCAGCGGCACCGCGGTAAAAACGAGGCCTTCTTTTCCATTGCGCTGCTTTTGCCCCGTGACGCTGACGATGTCGAGAGCGACAGGAAGACCCAGCTTTTTGCGCTTCTTGCTGACATATAAGATAGCGTCCGCCCACCCCTGCCACGCAGAAGATCCCCGTGGCGATCCACCAATTTTTGACTCGTGGTGAATAATAATAAAGGCCAGGCGAAACTCGTCGATCATCGCATCGACCGCCCGGCGCAGCATCTTGGTCTCTTTCGACGAGTTTTCATCTCCACTAAAAAATGAGTCCAACGGGTCGAGCACGACCAGGACCGGCTTGAGTTCTTTAATCAGTGTCCTGAGCTCCGTGATGTCCAGAGGATCGTCTAAAGCAAACGGCTGTTGGCAATAATAAAGAGGCAATGCCGCCGGATTGATGCCATGGGCCCGCGCATGCGCCATGATGCGATTCTTATTATCGAAGATGCTGCCCTCTGTCGATATTAAGAGTACGGGGCCGTAGGTGTTTATCTTGAACTGTCGTAAAAGGTGTGTGCCGGCGGAGATGGCAATGCACAAGTCGAATATGATCGTTGACTTGTTGGCGCCACCTTTGCCATAGACCATGGTGCGACCTATTTTTGGGATCACATTCTCGACGATCCAACGGTCCGGGTCGTCCTGCAAAAGCAGCAGGTCGCGTGCAGAATAAACAGTGTGGCGCTTGCGAATCATGACGGGCGTCCCCTTAATGACCTAGCAAAAAAGATTCACACAAGTCTTTTAACGCAGATGACTCTTTTGGTATACTGCTCAGGTTGCCCCAAGACAAAAGGCCTAAAGTCCCTGCCGGCTAAAATTCACTGTATCAGAACTCGGATCTGTATGTAACATTTTCTCGACAAGCGGTCGAGTCCATGTTGAGTATCTTTTTTCACCTTGTATTTACAGTAACTTACGAGCCAATTTATTTTCACAGTTGACACAAAGGCTGCTCGGGGTACTCTCTTCGCATGCAGCAAAGAGTCCATCAAGATCCGATTGCCGGCTGTGTTTATCAGCGGCCGACGCCCTGGACTGGATCTTGCCGATTGATCGGCTGTACCACCGATCGGCAGTTTGCTCAGCTGCAAAACGTTCCTGGGGTGTGGTCTCGCGACAGCAAAAAGAATGCGGACCTCAACGGCTGGTATCTGCCCGTATCCCTTGTCGAGATGGGACGGCATCCAGCAAACCTCAATGACTTTCCCGAAGAGCCCTATCGCCAGACACCGTCTGGCCTTTGGCTGCAACGCCACCAGGCGCGCTCGGTGACATTTTTGCGGCGTGTGGCCCCAGAACGTGAAGGCGCGCTGCTGGTAGCAGAAATGGGCTTAGGAAAAACGCTTGCAGCATTGCACGCCCTTTGGCTCGACGGGTACCTGCAGCGCCCAGGCATTGTGATTGCGCCCAAGCTCGCCCGTGGCGTGTGGTGCGATGAGGACTCGGATGCGCAGCGCCATTACGGCTTGCACATTGAGCCGCTCGAGGGGGTAAAGGCGCTAGACCCATCTGTGCTGTCGGGGCATCTCGCCTTCTTTTGCAACTACGAAATATTGTCCTCATGGCAAACGTGGATCTTCCATCGGTTGAAACCAGCTTGGCTTGTTGCCGACGAGATTCACTATTGTATCCACGAAAAAGCGCAGCGCGCGGCTGCCGCCCGTCAGCTTAGTTTGTGCTCGTCTATTGAGCGGCGCATCGGCCTGACGGGAACGCCCATCCCCAACGAACGCATGGACCTGTGGAGTCAGCTGGCCGTCGTGCAGCCTCGGCAGTGGGGAACGACCAAGCATTTTTTCGGCTTGCGCTATTGCCGAGGAGAGCGGCTACCCGAAGAACAAGGCGGGCATTGGGATTATAGTGGCGAGTCGCATAACGAAGAGCTGCGAGCGCGCCTGGCAGGAACGTATTTGTGCTACATGACAGAGGACATTTCCGACGAGCTGCCCCCCATGCGGCGTCACATTTTAGAAGCCGTCATTGCAACAAGCCCCCTGGCGGCTGAATACTCAGCAGCGCAGCGCGATGTGGCGGCTTACCTTAAGTCCAAGTCGAATCAACCCGCCCAAGAAATTCTTACGATTGGCAACAAGCAAATCAAGCTATCAAAAAACGATCGGAAGCCAGGAGCCACTCGCTTGGTCTGCCTGACGACGCTGATCGGTATCGTCTCTGAAATGAAGCGGGCTGGCGCACTGCATGCCATCGACACCGTGCTTCAAACACATAATCGCCTGGTGGTATTTTCTCTCAGGAGAAATACAGCTAAATGGATTTATGAGCAGCTTATTGCCCGGTTGCACCAGGGCATGACCATAGGTGGAAAGACACCTGTGGTCTACGGCCCCGTGCATGGCGAGATGGCTATGGCCACGCGCAAGCTTTTAGCAGGGCAATTTGCAAAAGACCCGTGCAGTATCTACGTCGCGACCATCGGTGGGGCCGGCACATCGATAAACGATCTTTCGGCCGCAAGCTCGGCGCTGATGGTTGATTTGCACTGGAATACAACGTCACTGCGCCAAGCAGAAAAGCGCGTGCATCGCATTGGCTGCACAGCGCCTTTTGTGGATATTTACTACTTGATAGCGCGCGGCACCGTAGATGATTTGTTTTTGGAAAAGATTGAATGGAAAGCCCAGGTAGCCCACGGCATTTCAAAACAAGATGCCGGTGGCATGGGCCTGATAAGAGATCTGGTGCCAGACAAAGAGCGCGACGAAATAGATTTGGATTTATTGTGCGAGCGTTTGATGCAAGCTGCATAAACGCCAACTGAAATTAAAAAGTAGCACGAACGCATGATAGTGCCAGGTGCCCATGGGCATCTCGAAAGCCATACGTGCGTGCAGTCAAAGGGGTTAGTGTATGCAAAATCAGCAACCGCCGCCAGCGCAACCCATGACCCAGGAGCAATGGGCACAGTATCAGGCTGGCTTGGCCTACGGTGAGGCCCAGCAGCAGCTCATGAGCCAGGGCGCGTTGGTGCAACAAGGCGTACCCATGATCAGTGGCCAGCAGGCCATGGCGCAGGTGCAGCAGTCCACATGGTTGACCTTGGACGATCCCGACTTGCACTATCCCGGAGGTACCGGACAGAAACAGGGTGTCACTATATTTTTGTTCGGGGCTCCTGGGACGTGGAAGACAACGTTTGCAGGGCAATTCCCAAAGGTACTATTTCTGAGTGTTGGGGCTGAAGGTGGCGATGATGCCTTGGCCATGCTGCCGTCAATCTATGGCGTGCCGGCGCCGCCGTCATTTCACATTACGGCTCCCGACATGATGCACAAAAAGATAGAGATGATTCGGAGAAACTACAAATCCATGGGCGTCAACACCATCGTTGTCGACTCGGTGACGTATTATGTCGACATGTGGATCGCTCAGCTCATGGCCCTGCGCTATAAAGACCCCAAGATTCGCGCCAAGATCGAAAAGGAAGGGGGCGACGCCACCAATATGACCATGCGCGATTGGGGTCTTTTGGGTATGCACATGCGCGACCTGGCCATGCTGCTACACAATACACCTCTGAATGTGATTTGGATTGCCCTGGAAAAAGAGATCAAAGAGTCAGATGGCCAAGGCGGCGGCAGCCGCACCGTGGCGGTAGAGCCCTACGTGCGCGGAGAGACAGCCATTAAGCTGCCTGGCATGTGCAAGATGATTATCCATGCCCACAAGGAGCTCAAGCCCGACCCGAACGTTATGGGCCGCATGATGGTTCAGCCGACATACTATACGAGCCCAAACTATTTAACAAAGATGCTGCGGCACAAATATGGAAATGCATTTCCCGAGGGAAAGCTGGTAGACCCGACCTATGGTGAATTGCCAACATTCAATGCTATCTGGAATCGAATCGGAAATTTCGTCTACGTGACATAGCTTAGAGTCTTTTAACCTGCTTTGCATACTGCTGGATGCAAAGCGCACTTCACAATGGTGTGACAACGATACGTAAGGAGAGAGTAAAATGAGTTTGTTTCTGCCGATTAACTTAGCCAATGTTGCCCCCGCCGAGGGTTTTGACTATCCGCCCGGAACCTATCTGTTCAAGGTGCACAAGGTCGAGACCAAGACCAACAAAGACGGCGAGTCGCAGCGACTGGTCGTGACGTCTGAGATCGTCGCAGGCCCCGGACCGTCGACGCAGTTCGCCACGCGCAAGATGATGAATTCGTATCAGTTGACCGAGCAGGGCGCGCCCTTTTTAAAGCGCTTCCTGGTATCTTGTGGAATCACCGATGAGTTCATCGCCTCGCAGGGAGGCAACGTGGACGCCGACTGGATTTTGGGTCGCAACTTTGTGGCCAAGGTCATCAAGAACGGCCAGTACACCAACATGGGCAATGAGCGTCCGGCCGAAGAGTGGAATTCGATTGTAGCCCAAGAGGCTGCGGGCAACGGCACCGGACAAAAGGCTGCTCCGGCGCCCTCGCTGCTGACCCCGACGACCCAGCCGCCTCCCGCGGCTCAGCCTCCGCAGCAGTTCGTTCAACCTCAGCAGTTTGCTCAGCCTCAGATGCAGCAGCCGCAAATGCAGCAGCCTCAGCAGTTTGCTCAGCCGCAAATGCAGCAGCCTCAGCAGTTTGCTCAGCCGCAAATGCAGCAGCCTCAGCAGTTTGCTCAGCCGCAAATGCAGCAACCGGCGTTCCAGCAGCCGCCGCAACCACAACCGCAACCGCAGCAGCCGGCTTTTGCCGGTGGGGTTATTCCTCCGCCCCAAGGATCGTTGCCACAGCAGGCCGCCGGGTTGCCACAAGCGCAGTTTTCCGGGCAGCCCGGCGGCAATTTACCGCTGCCTACGCCTCCTCCAGGAACAGTAGGCCAGCTGTAGTGGCAAACGGTCTGTATGCCTAGGAAGGTATTATAATAGCCTAAGGGCCCGGCAGGTTGTAAAGTCGATTGGCGTAGTGCCGAACTTCTTTCAGACGGGTGCAAATGTTGCCTGCCGGGCCCTTTTTTTGTCTGGTGTATAAGAAAGGGCGACGATGTCTGAATACCCCGGAGCCTATTATCATGGGCTGATAGCCACGCCGGATTGCTCAGCGTGCCCACTTCGCGACGACGTCAAGGTCTATCCCGACGGCCCTGTACCGGCGCGCATTGCCATTGTCGGGGAGGGCCCAGGATCTTCTGAAACGGCAATGGGCAGAGGCTTTATCGGGCCATCGGGAAAGCTGCTGTGGCATTTGGCGCAGGAGGCTGGCTTTACGCGAGACGAGGTGTGGGTGACCAATGCGGCACTGTGTGCTCCACGTAAGGTCAAATTGGCATCGGGGGCTGTATTGCCCCAGGTGTATGTGCAAGCTCTGTCGAGCATGTACTGTCGATCGCGCTTGCTTCACGAACTGGTGGCGGTAAATCCCAAAGTCGTTATCCCCGTCGGTAACTGGGCGCTGTGGGCCCTGACAGATATTCCAAAGGCAAAGATTTACGCCTATCGTGGATCACGCGTGGATATCGATTTGCAGACCATGGCGGATATCGTCGATAGCGGACGAGCGCGCGTGCCGTTAAAGCAGATAAAGCAGGGGTGACCGATGGACCTTTATGCCGATGCGCCAAATATTTTCTTTACGGCTGACCCGCATTTTTACCACCTGCTGATGGTCAAGCTGCGCGGGTTCGCAACCGACATTGAGATGAATGAACGGCTGATTGCCAATTGGAATGAAACGGTCAACCCGCAAGCGCGCACGTATTGCCTGGGTGACTTTTCGTTGGGCAACGTGTCAGGCACGCAAGATATCATCGAGAGGCTTAATGGCCAAATCTGTTTAATCAGCGGAAACCATGATTCTATCACAGAGAAATGCAAGGGTTTTGTATGGATAAAAGACGTCAAGATGCTGCGCATTCGCTACCAGTGCGACCTATCTATTGACGGTAAAGTGCGGATATTCTTGTCGCACTATGCGCACCGGGTATGGCCTCGGTCGCACCACGGAACGATGCATTTGTATGGCCATAGCCACGGCGGACTTCCGGACAATAAGCAATCGCGATCGACAGACGTCGGGGTGGACGCATGCGGGATGCGACCCATCTCTTTGGCGCAAGTGTTAAAGCTTATGCGCCAGCGAGAATGGGTAGACCCCCAAGATCGCACAAGAAACGTGGGATGAAGGTGATGTATGCTTGAACAGCAACATGAGGGGCGCCTGGTCGTCGTTCGCTATCTTGATCGGCGACCTATTACTAGACGATCCCAATCGGGCGTCGTGTATCGGCTACAGGTTATCGGCAAGCGCAAGCGGCCGCAAAATGTCTGCGGCTGGGAAGGTGTCCGATTTCCGTCTTATACAACATGTCGGCGTGCTATAGAGTTTGTCCAGCGCGTGGGTGGGAGCTATGATGACTGGGTTTATTACAGGCGCAACAACGAGCAG